AAAAAGTTGGGCAATCACAGCTTCAGGCGCAGGTACGTCTGATGATGAGATTGTAGCATTTTACCCAGCATTTACAACTGTTAGCGGTACAACCGTTACTATGATTGCTTCTGGTTCAATTGCTTCTGCTGATGATATGAATGTAATGTATCATGCAGCTCCGACTGAAACTAGTCGTGGCGATTTTGAAACTTCGTTTAGTGCTGAGGGATCTAATCCTGAAGAACCTAACGTAGGTATTCCAGAAGTAGATATTGAAATGAGATCTATTCCGATTACTGCTAAGTCTCGTAAGCTGAAAGCTGTATGGACTCCTGAGCTTGCTCAAGACCTTAATGCTTATCACGCTGTTGATGCTGAAGCAGAACTGACTGCCATGCTTTCTGAGTATGTCACGATGGAAATCGATCTAGAAATCATCGATATGTTAAAAACTAATGCTTCTGCTAAAACTGAAAACTGGACAGCCCGGGTTGGAAACGACTGGCAAGCATCTACGAGTACTTTCGTAGAAGTTTCTGCTAACGCTTCCGCTTACACAAAGGGTGAGTGGTTCCAGACTCTTGGACATAAAATCCAATCAGTATCTAACGCAATCCACAAGAAAACTCTACGTGGTGGCGCTAACTTCATCGTGGTTTCACCTGAAGTTGCTACTATCCTTGAGTCAATTCCTGGATTCGCAACAGATTCTGATGCTGATGTAACTAAAACATACGCAATGGGTGTTCAGAAGATTGGTATGTTGACAAACCGTTTTAATGTGTACAAGAACCCTTATCTACAAGATGATCAAATTCTTTGTGGATTCAGGGGTGCTCAGTTCTTAGAAACTGGCGCTGTATATGCACCTTACGTGCCTATGATCTTGACACCGGTTGTCTACGATCCAACTAACTTCACTCCAAGACGTGGTGTGATGACTCGCTATGCTAAGAAAATGGTTCGTTCCGAATTCTATGGCTTAGTGAATGTTGCAGAGACAGGTTTAGTTTAAGACTAATACTGCAATTTAACAATAAAAAGGGGCTTTTAATCGAGCCCCTTTTTTATTTGTTATGAAATTAATCCTTACAAATTTATATTTATAGAAGGAAACGTTTCTATATGGAGAATATAAATGGCTGTTGAAATTTGGCAAGGATCGAGTTCATTTGCAGCAGGTGATACACCCTACGGTTTTTACGATACAGATACCGAATATACGTCCTCCGCGGACAAATTTTCTGTTTGGGCTGGTAGACGTTTGGGACATCCCATTGTTGATATTGAATTACAATCAGGATCTTTTTACGCATGCTTTGAAGAAGCTGTGACAGAATATAGTGCTCAGGTAAATCAGTTTAATATTAGAGATAATTTATTCCATTTACAGGGACAAGAAACTGGTTCTGTATTGACTGGCAGGAGAGTAACTCCCACATTAGGGAGGACAGTATTTTTAAGTCAGCAGTACGGTACAGAAGCAGGTGCCGGCGGTTATATTGATTGGAAAAAAGGTAGTATTAGTCTTGTGAGTGGTAGTCAAGAATATGATTTAAATGCATTATACGGTGCAGCATCTGAATCTAATGCGAGTATTGAGGTTAAAAAGGTATTTCATGATCCTCCTCCTGCTATTACAAAATATTATGATCCTTATTCTACAACCGGATATGGCACAGCAAATATGATGGAAGGTTTTGGTTTTGGATCATATTCTCCCGCTACTTCATTTGTTTTGATGCCAGTTTTTGAAGACCTATTAAGAATACAGGCGATAGAATTTAATGATCAGATAAGAAAGTCGTCTTATACATTTACACTTATTAATAATAAGTTAAGAATATTCCCAATACCTACTTCACCACAAAAATTATATTTTGATTATATTTTAACATCTGAAAGAAATAACACACTTGTCACTAGTAGTGGTGAACCAATAGATGTAATTTCAGACTACTCTAATGTTCCTTATAACAATATGCAGTATCAATATATTAATGATGTTGGTAAACAATGGATTAGAAAATATGGATTAGCATTGTGTAAAGAGCTGTTAGGAAATATTAGAAGCAAGTATGGTGCTATACCAATTCCTAATGCAGAAATGAATATGGACGGAGAAACATTACGTAGTGAAGCTGCTACAGAAAAAGAACAACTTATTACTGAGCTCAGAGAGACATTAGAACAGACAAGTAGAAAATTAATGATGGAGGCAGATAGTGAAGAGAGCACACGTTTGCAAGAGAAACTTAGCAAAGTACCATTACAAATTTATATAGGATAAAACTATGCCTGGTAGATTTTTAAGAACAAGAGATTTAAATTTTTTTGATACTATCAATAAAGGACTTCTTGGCGATCCAAAAAATGCAAAAGATGGTATTATAAATCAGATTGTTATTGCGTACAAGGTCTCAGTGTATGAGACAGCTACAAATTTATATGGTGAGGCGTCAACAGGAAAAGCATATAACAAGGGAGTAAAATTAAGTTGTTTGATAGATGCAGCAGATTTTGATTTTGAAGCCACTGAGTTTGGTCCCGATGCTAATCAAGATGTAACGTTCTCATTTTTGAGACAGAGCCTAATTGATGCAAATTTTGTTCCTGATATTGGTGATGTTTTAGAGTGGAATTATGCACATTTTGAAATAAATAGTATTAATGAGAATCAATTATTAGGAGGGATGCAAGAAAATAATCATTCAGTTATTTGCACTGCATTCTTGTCAGAAAGAACAAATATAACATTAGAAAGAAGTAGAGGATACTAATGCCAAAGAAACAACCAAAAAATCTACAGACTGATGCAGACAAGGTAAATAGAGGAAGAGAGTTATCAAGGAAAGATGACAAAGCACAAAATTTTTCTATTGGTCTTCTTGATTTAGATCAGACTATATTTTATTATTTTGAGAATATTATAAGACCACAAATTCAGGAAAATGGTGAGCTTATAAAAGTACCTGTAATATATGCTAATTCTGAGAGATGGGCTGCAATTCAAAAGCAAGGTCACTTAAGGGACAATAAAAGAAAAATATTGACGCCTGTAATTGCATTTAGGAGAACAAATCTTGCGAAGGATGATACAATGTCAGTTGACAAGTTAGATCCTACTTCTCCTAAACTACACCAGACGTTCCAATCTAGGTACACACAGGAAAATAGGTATGATAGGTTTTCAGCTCTCAAAGGCCTCACACCAAAAAAGGAAATGTTCAATGTTGCAATTCCTGATTACGTGACTATCAATTATGATTTTACAATATGGACTAGTTTTACAGATCAAATGAATCAAATCGTAGAAAAAGTTAATTGGTCTGAAGGATCATATTGGGGTGAGCCCGGCAAGTTTAAATTTAGGTGTACTATTGATAGCTTTGAAGATGCTAGTGAATACGAAGGCACACAGAGAAAGATCAAGACGAATTTTTCAGTTACTCTTAAGGGTTATTTAATACCTGAGTCATTTAATGATATATTGACAACTCAAAAATTTATTACACCTAAGCAGATTTTAATTAAAGATGAGACAGATTTAAATATACTTCCAATTTTAGATTTAGAAAAGGGAGTTCGATCTATTCGTGTTGTGACAAATATTGGAAGTGAGCCAGGTGGTGGTGGCAGTACTTCAGTTTGGACAGTAACACAACTTGATGGCGCAGATGCATATTTGCTTGATTACGGTATGAAGACAACTGGAGCAGCATCAATAGGAGGAAATTTGACAACTACAGGTGATATTAATTCAAGTGGGGTCATTTATGAAGATGGAAACTCAGTAACAGATCATGGAACTGCCATGTCAATAGTTTTTGGAGGATAATAATGGCTAACACATTTACAAATGCAGCAGCAGCGGCAACGACCACATTGACGACATTATATGAGGCACCAGTAGGAACGACTACAGTTGTACATGCAATTTATATTTCAAATGTGGATGGAGTGAATGATGCGACTATCGACATATCAGTTTCTGGAAGCAATAGTTTTAATACAAGAAGGTATTTACTCAAGACAGTTGAAGTACCTGCAGATACAACTGTTGTAATTGAAAAGCCCATTAATTTAGGTACTGGGGACAAGATAGAAACAAAGGCATCTGTTGCGGGGGATATTGATGTCTTTATGAGCTTGTTGGAGATGACATAAAATGCCTGCAGGAATAAGATATATTGGCAAACAGATAATATCAGAACCAGGGGCACGGTCTAGTGACTTAACATTCCTTGGTGCGGATTTAATCGTTTCTGGTTCAACAAAACTCTCTGGTTCTTTTTCAATAAATGATATAGAAGTTGAAATGTCTGGAAGCATAAGAGATGAAGTATTAAAATTTGATGGCTCAAGATGGGTTTCTGCAGTAGAAGGATATACTTTTGTATTTTCTATAGCTAGCTTTTCTGATGGTGAATCAACATCACAAGTAGCAGGTACAGCAGGAGCAACTTGGAAGGCTGTTGGTGCGATAACCTTTACAGCTACTTACAATAATGGCCCACCTACTATCGCAGCTATTTCTGAATCTCAAACTAACACTGGTATTTCAGATTGGACGACTCCATTTGCAACTGACACTAATACTGCAGCAATTACATATCCAAATCCAGGAAGCACTCGGAGATTTCAAGTAATTGCTGATGGTCTTACTACTAATGAAAGTTCTATAACTTTTAAAAATTATATTTTCTATGGCGCATCCACACAAGCA